TGCCGAAAAAGGTTAATTAAAATGCTAATTTAATAATTTACTATTTGTTGGCCGAAAACAAAATTTTAGAAAGGAATTTGACGGTATTTGCCGGATGGACCACCTTTGGCCACATCTATGGTGTTTGGGCCTCCTTGGGCAGGATACCAATCAAACTCGAATTCCTCTTCGGCATCATGCCAATCATAAGGATCGCGCATCATGCTTTGCTTATAACTATTAGGTTTCTTTTGAAAATTATCGTATAAGAAGGAGGAATTTGGTTGGAATGGAGGAGCGTCAACCCAATTAAGTTTATCGTCCGGATCAATCTTAGAAGATTGTTCGTACTTCTGCTTATTTGGTGCCACTTCTCCATGTAGGAAGGATTTATTAGGCAGAATATTGCGTTGTTTAGCACGCGGTGCAGGCACAGGACCTTCAGCACGATTGCTTTGAGTCTGTGTCGCACTACTCATACCAGTCCGAGGAGCTGGGTTTGGTGCATATTCTGGGGGATCAATAGGGTTAAAATGAGGGTCTAAGGGAATATCTGAAAGAGGTTCTGTAGCTATTGACCGAGAGTTGGTCTGTGGACCAACGGGAAGGGGATTTCCATCCGCGCCTCTGTTAATGTTTATGGGACCTGAGTCAGTCTGAGTACCGGAGTCAACCGTTCTTCCAGTCTGTGTCGAAGCGTCGCGATGCGCAACATCTCTTACCCCGGAGTATCCGCTTGAAGCAGTATTACCGCTGGCGATGTTGCCATTTTGAGCGCTCCGACTGCCATAACCAATAAGAGCTGAGCGTTGGATAAATTGTCTATCCTGGAAATCTAATTTAAATTGTTGATCCTTCTCTTGCAATATAGTCTGGTTACGCAAAAGATTTTCTTGCTGCAGTTTGTTAGCAGCGATTAAGCGATCCTGTTGCTCTTTCAGAAACTTATTTTGTCCTTGTTGAAATTCAAATTGACGCTGTTGCATCAATTCATTGGACTGAATTTGAAGTTTCTTCAATTGCTCTTGCATCGCTAATTGAGTCTTTTGGTACTGGGACATCCATTGCTGATATTGAATCATTTGAATCACATCGAAAACGCCATCAAGAGCACCTTTGCCTATACCAAGGCCGAGCATTGCGCCCATTCCTGCCGCTTGGTGTTCAAGGTTGTTAAGCTTGTCTGCAAAGCGAGGCCGGTGCGTCATGGTGTCATTCGCGATCCAATTCGTGAAATCGGAGGAATTGAGGGACCTTATATTACTAGGGTTTTCTATTGCTACTATATTAACTAAACTTATATTAGTACCAGTATTCGTCCGTATCTGGAAGGACAATCCATATCTGCAAGCGAGAACTCCGTCCGCAAATACAAGTTCACCAACATTTTGCCCGTTTATATGCAAATCCATCTTTAGCCATCTAGTTGCCAGCTTATTTGCTGTTTCGATCAGAGTTTGTAAAGCTCCTCTCAAATCAGGTGCAAAAACATAGCAAAATCCAGCTTCAGGAAATGATGATGCACGGGTTGTTCCCTGTCTAACCAAGCCAATGGTTTTAAGGCCGGTAGGAAGAGAAGTTGTAGGGATGTTGTTACCTCCCAATATGTATGTGAAAGTGTAAAAGCGGTCAGATCTTACTCCACTACGCAGAGACAAATCGCTCCAAACATAATCTCTTTTTGGATTGTCTGATGGAAACAATCGTTTTGAGTCGTATTGAAATTTAT